TAATAAGGGACAAAAATAGCTAGCCAAAATCCTATAAATATAATTATAGGATAATATTATGCTGGAAGTTTGGACGGAAAAATCTGGATTTAACTTAGGAACCTATCAAGAAAGATCGAATCTTGCTGTTTCTTTGCCCATTACCAATGCCACAGGTATAAACTTTCGTCTAATATCTGGAAAGATACCTCCAGGCTTACGTTTAAAAAATCACAGTTTAATAGGTGTTCCACTAGAAGTGGCCAAGGATACTGTTTTTGAATTTTGTATAAGAGCCAGTTCACAAAGCGATTTTGCTGATAGAACCTACAGAATTACCATTCAAGGTCCTGACTTACCCTTAATCATAAATCCACCAGACTTATTACCTATTGGTCCAAACAGTACATATTTTATTTTAGATTCCAGTCCTGTGGAATTTCAAATAACTGCTGTAGATTTTGATGTGGCTGCTGGGCAAAAATTAAGATTTTTTATCAGCAGTGGCGACGGGGATTTACCCCCAGGATTAACCATGGACGAATCGGGTCTTATAACTGGGTTTATTGAACCCTTATTAGCCATACCCTTATCTGAAAGAAATGGCAATTTTGATAAAAATGTCTATGACATACACGGATTTGATTATGGTATAAGACCTGACAACGGTTTTGATAGTTTTAAATTTGACAGTATAAATTATGACTATTTTCTACCATCCATAGGCCCTAAAAAATTAAACAGAAACTATGAATTTATTGTCACTGTGAGCGACGGTGATTATATTGTCAAAAGAAAATTTAGAATTTATGTAATAGGCGACGATTTTCTACGTGCTGATAATACTATAATGAGTGCAGGCAACGGCACATATACTGCTGCTGGCAGTGGTGTAAGAGCACCTATATGGTTTACCAAACCTAATTTAGGCACTATTAGGGCCAATAATTATAGCATAATTAAATTAGACATTTATGAAGCACTAGAAATAGGGACTGTAGTATATTCCTTAGACGAACACAATCCTGATAATTCTATCAGTTCATTACCTCCTGGCATGAGCCTAGACATTGTTAACGGAGAAGTATTTGGTCTGATCCCATATCAATCAGCTATAACTAAAATTTATAATTTTACTGTTACTGCCACTAGATATGGAAGAAAAGGCGAGGCTTCGCCCAGTAAACGAACTTTTACAATTAAACTTCTAGGTGACGTTAATAGTACAATGAGTTGGATTAGCCCTGATAGTTTGGGTATGATAGATGCCAATTACATAAGTACACTTAAAGTTGAAGCGGCCAGTACATTGGCCGATGCTGACATAATCTATCAATTAGTTAGCGGGGAACTTCCACCTGGATTAACTTTGGATCTAAGAGGAGAAATAATTGGCAGGGTTCAACAATATGGAAATGGCAGCACAATTAAAGGTATAATAACTTTTGATAATAACTCCCTTACTTTAGACGGCAGCGAAACATCCATTGATAGACGTTACAAATTTATTATTCGAGCTCAAGACCAAGTACATTACAGCGCCATCGATAAAGAGTTTGAAATTTTAGTCAATACCCCCAATGACAGGCTATACAGTAATATTTTTATTAGCTCATTTTTGGACCCTTTCCATCCAAGTCCAGAAACTAGCAAAAGAGCCCTATACGAAAAATTAGTAAATGACGAAACTGTGTTTACTAGAAATTACATTTATAGATTAAATGATCCTAATTTTGGTGTTCGTCGAGATCTTAGAGCATTGATATATGCTGGTATTGAAACCAAACAGGCACAAACCTATATTAGTGCAATGGGGCTTAATAACAAGAAAAAGAAATTTCAATTTGGCACTGTTAAACTAGCACAGGCCAAAGTACCTGGGACAGAAACTCATGTTTATGATGTAGTCTATGTGGAACTTGTGGACGCATTAGATATTCAAAAGAAAAAATTACCAATAGAATTAAAAAGATTAAGCAAGAATTCTGCCACTATTACTGTTGATGCTAGTAATGAGGCCTGGCATCAACCAAATTCAAATGAAAAAGATCCATTTGCTCCAAGGCCAAATAATATTATCACAGTAGATCAAACATCCATATTGACCAGTGACCCAAATGGTCGTATACGTTATCCTAACAGCTATCTAAATTGGAGAGAAAGACTTAAAAATTGGCAGGTACTTGATCCATTAAACCATAATGTGATTATTAATAAATTCATGACCGAACGTAATTACCTACCATTATGGATGCGTAGTTTTCAAGATGATACTAGACAGGAACTGGGATTTGTTTTAGCCCTCCCTTTGTGCTATTGTAAACCTGGATATGGTGCAGAAATTGTATTGAATATAAAAAATTATCAATTAACCACAGGTTTTGATTTTAAAGACTTAGACTTTACTGTAGACCGTTATATTATTGATGCTGTAATTCCACGTAGTGGAGAACAAAATTATGGTGATAAATATCTCGTGTTTAGAAACAACGGGGTAACTTTATGAGCAATATAGCTGCAAATACTATAAATGAATTATTTCCTGTTCAAGGGCAGGACAATCCTAGTCAAGGATTTAGAGATAATTTTTTATATATCAAACAAGGACTAGCCACTGCCAAGGTGGAAATAACAGCTTTAGAAAATAACTCTGCTAAACTAAATGCTGACAACAATTTCAACGGCCATATTTTACAAAATATTATTGTAAACAGTGTGTCCGAATTTTTTAGAAATAAAGGCAATGTTGCTGGCGTTGGCGTTACCGCATCAGTTATTGAAGCACAGGTTCAAAAATTAAAATTCACAGCCAATAGCACTTTACGCTTAACTGGTTGGCCCACTATTGGCAGTACTGGTAAAAATCATAGAATTAGGCTACATCTGTGTGGTGATAATGTGGCCAATCATACAATCATATTTGCCACTGATGGTCAAGGCACTATTAAATACGCTGGCGATGGTGCTCCGTTCCCTAATCCATTTATAGTATCAACCTCGGGCGCTGAAAAAGTCATCGATGCGTGGAGCTATGATGGCGGAGTAACTATTTTTATCAAATATCTAGGCGAATTTGTATGAATCCTTTGATCAGTATTAATTCACTTACGGATAGTGAAATAGAACAAAAAATTCAAGATCTCAGTCGTAAATACTTTATGACACATAACCTTGAAATTCAAATGCAGATCTTGAATTTTTTAAACATTCATAAAGAAGAACTGGCCAATAGACGTGCCTTGGCCTGGGAAAAACAATTCCAAAAAAATAATAAAGGACTTGACAAACTGATCAACATCAACTAAAATAGCCGAATGAACACTGACAAATTTGGCAACGTAATCTATGACGTCAACAACATAGTAGAATTAATCTACTCCGATAAAGAACACTTATTGGAAAAAATTTATACTGAAGACCATAAAGAATTTAGAAATTTCCCAACTAAAAAAATAGACCCTAGTATCTATGATATAAGCATTGAAGATTTTGACAGAATTAGTCAAAGCGAATGGTTCATGCCCAACGAATATAAAACCTTTAATATAGTAGAATTTGTATTAGATCAAACTGCCAACGACATAGAATATCAAAGAGTAGTAGAAGAACTAGTAGAATATGAAAATAGAAATATGTTTGATCTACTTCGTTGGCTTAAATATGTAGTAGACACCTGCAGAACTAATAATATAGTTTGGGGCGTAGGTCGTGGTAGTAGCGTATCCAGTTATGTGTTATATCTATTAGGAGTACATCGAATAGATAGTATTAAATACAATCTAGACTGGCGAGAATTTCTAAGATAAAGGAGAATCATTATGTCAATGAAAGAAACAGCAAGAAAAAGTTATAGAAGCATGTTAGGCACAGAAGTCGACATGGAAAAACTAAGAAATCAAAATGAACTAGCATTGGCTGTAGGCAATGCTAGAGTAAATGCTCGGGGCGATGAAATTGGCCCTGGTGGAAAAATTATTCGTAAGCGTGAGGAAGTCATGCAGGAATATTACAAAGGCAATACAAAATAAGAGGAAACAATGGTAAAAGGACAATTAAAACCTATTAGAGACACAGTACTGGTTGCCGATATGAATTTCGACACTAGAGTAACTGCCGGTGGTATCATACTCAATAGTGACGATGGGAAAACAGAGGGCATTCGTCCACGTTGGGGACGAGTTTATGCCATCGGTCCTGAACAAACTGAAGTTAAATTAGGCGAGTGGGTTCTTATTGAACATGGCCGTTGGACTAGAGGCATTGAAGTGGAAAACGATGATGGTTCTATTACAACCATCCGCAAAATCGACAACGATTGCATTCTAGCAATGGCTGATGAACAACCCAGTGAGTTTTAAAATAATTTGGTTGGATGACAGGGCCATTGACTGGCCCTGTTTTTTTCTGTATAATAACTACACAGAGAGGTAATTATGAAAGAACTTTGGGTTGAAAAATATCGTCCTAATACACTTGATGGGTATGTGTTTAAAGATGACCATCAAAAAAATCAAATAGAAAACTGGATCAAAGAAGGAAGTATTCCACATTTGCTTTTTAGTGGAAATGCTGGAGTTGGTAAAACTACTCTAGCTAAAATTCTCTTGAATAAATTAGACGTCCAAGATGTTGACGTGTTATTTGCAAATGGTTCCAAGGAAGGTCGAAAAATCGAATGGGTTGACAAACTTATCAATTTTTGTTCTACTATGGCATTTGGCGATTTCAAAGTTGTACTTATTGATGAAGCAGATTATTTAAATCCGCAATCTGTACAACCAGCGTTACGTAATCTCATGGAGCAGTATACAAGTAGCGTAAGGTTTATATTGACCTGTAACTATCCTAATAGAATTTTGCCTCCCATTCATAGTCGATGCCAAACATTACATATCGAAAAGACAGATCTAAACGAATTCACTGCTCGTGTGGCCACAATTCTAGTGGAAGAAAATGTCGACTTCGATCTTGACACATTAGACACCGTGGTGAAAGGCACTTATCCTGATCTAAGAAAATGTATTAATAATGTACAAATGAACAGCCTAGACGGAGTGTTACGTATTCCAGAAAAAAGTGACTCAGGTTCTACAGACTATAGAGTAGAAATGGCATCATTATTCAAATTAGGTAAAATTGGCGAAGCTCGTAAATTAGTTTGCAGTCAAGCTAGGCCCGAGGAAATGGAAGATATCTACCGCTGGCTTTATGACAATGTGGAATTATTTGGTGAAGATGCCAAACAAGAAAAGGCCATCCTTGTTATCAAGCAAGGATTAGTAGACCATACCCTAGTCAGTGATCCAGAAATTAACCTTGCTGCCACAATGATTAAATTAGCTCACATTTAATGAGTGAAGAAAAATCAAACCTATCCAAAGGGCGTGACAGTTACGATATCACTGTGGGTGATTCACTTGTAACATTTTTTAATAGAAATGTCACACCTTATCCTACTGAGGCAGGTGGTCCCAAGTTCGATCTCATTCCTGTTGAAAAGCAAAAAGATATTATGGTCAATGTGGCCAGAATGCATGCTCAACAAGAATATAATCGTATTATGGAGTTGGTCAGTGTGTTACAAAAACAGGCTGCTGGTATTAAACGTAGGTTAGAAATTACTGATGCGGTGCATAGTGCCAAATATAATTTTCAAATATACCATGGGCAGATCTATTGGCTGGCCTATAACCATATAGATAAATGCACGATATTAACACATAATGGTCCTGATGATTGGCATTGCGGTGCCCCAGATCATTATGAATTTATATGTAAAGTTAAGTGGTTGGGCGACCATACTTGGGTAGAGATGGACGCCCAAGGAAATCCTATGTTTTAGTCTCCGTAAATGGAAAGGACCTCCTTTACTGCTTGATGTCGTTCAATATCCTTTTGAGTAAAATGAACAATATCAATGTGTTCTAATTTTTTATGCTTTCCTAGTAGGTTGCAAAAATTTATCAAACCATTGTCCTCAAGCCTATCTGCCTGAGCTAAGTCTCCTGTTACAATCATACGAGAATTTTCCCCCAAACGTGTTAGGAGCATTTTCATTTGATTGGTCGTGGCATTTTGCATTTCATCGGCAATAATCCAGGAATTCTTAAAAGTACGTCCTCTCATATAGGCCAATGGGCTTATTTCAATAATACCTTCCATTAACATATCTGCAATGTCTTTTTGTTGATAATATTCTCCTAATACATCAAAAATAGGTCTGGTCCATGGTGCCATTTTTTCATTTAGGTCACC